TAATAATTTTCTTATTAATTTTACATATGATAGAAAATATAACTCTAATTTACTATATAATAATAATTTTTATTATAATCCTTTTACTGATACATTAACAGTTGGAAATATTGTCGCTAATATATCAGCAAGGAATATAGATATTACAGATACATCTGATAATTCTAATTTTTATTTAACTTTTACGGATAGTTCTGGAAGTGATAAAATTTTAAGAACTTATACAAGCGGAGTATATTACAATCCTTCTTTAAATAAATTAGTTTTAAGAGATATCTTTTGTTCTGGGTTCGGTCAGTTTAATTCTTGTATAGCAACATTATTTACAGGTTCAGGAAATAATTTAACAAATTTACCAACTAATCAATTATCTGGGCTTCTTCAAAATAATCAATTACAAAATGATGATATTATAATTGATGGTAATAATTTAGAATTAGGTTCAACATATTCACAGTTAGTTTTTGATTTAGTAAATTCAACAGGTTATTTAACTTCTAATTTATCTGGATTGGTTCAAAATATTAAATTACAAAATGACAATATAACAATTGGTTCTACTAATATTCAATTAGGAAATACAACGACAACATTAACAGGATTAACTTCAATTACTTCAACAACTTTTAATGGAAGTTTAAACGGTCTGGCTTCTAATTCAAATAATATTAATTTTACAGTAAAATCAGCATACTCATATGGAGTTTATGATTATATATTTTTCAGTGATTTAACTGGAACTCCTCCTTATGTATCTCCAAAATATTATACTGGATTATATTATAATGGTTTTGATGGAGAATTAACATCACCAAATTTAAATTTAACTTATGGTGTATGTAAAATAGGAAGTAATATAAAGTTTGATAATACAGGTAATAGTTATATAAATACTGGAAATGTTGGTATTGGAAATAAATTATATGTAGGAACTAATAATATTTTTAATGTATATATTTATAACTCAACTACTCCTATTAACGATACTCAAAATTTTTCAACAAGCATTATATCACAGGACGATAGCACACGGAGATATGGTTTGGTTATATCAAATACAAACAGTTTAGCAACAATTAACAAGACATCTGCGATTGGTTTTGGTCATGCTGATACTGCTAGTAATGTTAAGATTGGAAACAGTATAGAGAGTATAACAAATGGCGAAAACGCAGAAAGTGCTGATTTAGTTTTCAAAACAATTGGAACTAATAATGGATATGACGCAAATACCGAAGCGATGAGAATAACGAGTGCTGGAAATGTAGGTATTGGAACTCCTAATCCACTATATAAATTAGATTTAGGAGACAGTTATGGGACTGGTGATGCCGCACGGAAATTAGCAATTTGGTCTGGTGCAACCAGTTTTTATGGTTTTGGTATATCCGCTTCAACGATGGAATTTTCGGCAGCTGCAACAAACGGACAAGCACCCCAGATGGTTTTGAAGTCTTCTGGATATGTTGGTATAGGGATTACAGAACCAATAAAACCTTTTCATGTATCTAGCGAAGCGTGGCCTCAGTCTATTATTGGTAATTCATCTTATTCAGTAATAGCAGGTAATAATTCTGGTGTAGCAACATTAGGAGGAAGTACAAGTTCTCTAACTGCTTGGTCTAAATTACATATAAATGATGCGGCTGATGTTGCTATTTGTAGGACTAGCGGAAATGTTGGTATTGGTGTTGCTGTTCCTTCTTACCAACTACATTTAAGCACTGATAGTGCAGCTAAACCTTCTACGAATACTTGGATTATTTCAAGTGATATTAGAATAAAACAGAATATCACGACTATATCAAAGGAAGAGTTATTTAATATATCAAAGAAGTTTGAACCAAAACGCTATAAATTCAAAGAGAATTACAGGAAAGCACATAACATTAAAGATAAATGTTTCGTTGGAATAATTGCCGATGAAGTTGCCGAGTATATGCCGTGTTGTGTTGATAAAAATGATTTGAAATTTAAAATTGGAGAAGATGACGAAGGAAATGATATTAATGAAGAAATTAAAGATTGTTATTCTTATAATGGTAGTGAATTACAATTCGTGTTATTTGGTTGTATTCCACATCTTATTAAAGAAAATGAAGAACAACAAATTGCTTTGGAAAAGCATAGCAAAGTTATTAACACCTTATTAGAAAGAATAGAAGTATTAGAAAATAAATAAATATATATATATTAATATATAAGATGGAAACTGTTTTAATTGTTCTAATTGCTAATACTATACTACAACCAATACTTACATATATGATTAATAGCAGATGTGTTCGTATCAAATGTGGTTGTATAGAGATTGATAGAGAGTTGTTGCCGATTGAAACAAAAACAGAAGAAGATAAAGATAAAAATAAAACTGAAAATGTGTAAAAATTATATATTATTTTTTTATATCTTTATTATATTATATAATGAATAATTCGAGAGAAGAATGCGGATTTGGATGTATGTTAAACAGATATAAGACCCCATTAATGATCGGAGGAGGGGTTTTAACCGCTCTTGCTCTACCTTTTGTTGGCCCAGCTCTTGGTGCTAGTGCTATGGCTCTTGGTGCTAGTGAGGCTCTTGCTGGTGGTGTAGCGGCGGCTGGCAGTTCATTATTAGGAGCGGTCCCATTTATTGGCGGTCAAGCACTTGGGTTGATCGGTCAAGAAGAAGTTAAATATAATGATAATACAGCAGGAAATTCTAACTATGGAGATTTTTATGAACCAAGACCAGTTTTTGGGAAACAGGGTGTATATGAATAAAATACTAAATATAATAATCTATAATCTATAATCTATAATATATAATCTATAATCTATAATCTATAATCTATAATCTATAATATATGAAATCAATCTAACATACTAAAAAAAATATTTAATATGTATATAATCTAATTAATAATTATATTCAATTGAATTCTATTATTATATTTTTTTATGATACATTATAAATTTTTTATTTGATACATTTTATTTTTTTATTTTATATGTTTTAACTTTCACTAAATAGTGCTCCAAAGCTATCGATCATAACGACTAACTCTTTGATAGCATATGTATCAACTTGGTAATCAGTTACAATTTTAGCGTTCTTTTGAATGTTTAGAACAACAGGTAGGGCATTAGAAGCGGTATTAATACCAGAGCTTACAGAACCATCAGAATAGCTCATTAAATCAACAGCAATTAATCCACATCCATTATTTAAAGTAGATTGGGCGTATTCCTCAGCACCAATTACACACGAACCCATATTAGAATTTAAACCACCGAATACACGGAGGCATTCAGTATAAGCTTCACTAATATTCATAGTAGAATCAGAAGAAAGTCCAAGTCGAGTATTCGCTGTTGTAAAAGATGTTGAAACATCAGTTTTAATTTTTACCTGATTTACTGGATATTGTGCCGATCCAATTTGATACTGATAATTATCAATATGTTGGACTGTCCTTTTAGATAGTTTAAATTTAGTAGAGTCCGAAAGGTCTGCTTGAGGTCTGAATACACTAATTAGTCCTTTTAATCTTAATGACCTATCACCAATTTGTAGAGAAGATGCCCCAGCACCAGAATTGAGAGTATTTACATGATGATTGAACGAGGTGCATTTATACGAAACACCACGAGCAATTCGCTCATTTAATCTATTCATAGCACTTGCGTCAAGAATATTAACTGATGGAACAGATAAAATAAAATTTGTCGCTTCGTAAGCAGCTGTAGCACTTGTAAAAATACAAGAACCAGCAGGAGCGAGAGTTAATTCAAGAACAAACGAAACATTAGGAGGGAGCATTTTTGCCGTAGATGGGGAGAAAAACCCTGATTTTAATCCAACTTGATAATCACGAGATACATTATTATCAAGACTGTCCGCCTCCTCTTGTAAATATCCCTTACCACCTAGAGGATTAGCAATAGTAATAGAACCACCGATCGCCCCAGTTACGAACGTTGTTCCATCACTTAAAAGTCCTGTGCTTGAAGCACCAACCGCTACACTTGGTTGTTTAACCGAAGAAGAAACACGACGAGCACCCCCATCCATCGCACAGTTAGAGATTAGAGAAGTTAAAGACCCTGCATATTGGTCGAGAATTGCGTGAAGTTGTCCGTATTGGTCTAATCGTTCGATTTCATTACCCTGAACCGATAGAATACGAAGACGCTGAATAATACAAGCACAAGACCCATCAAGTGTAGCGACTTGTCCTGATGTATTTTTTACTGTAAATCCTAATACAGCATTTTTTAAATCTAAAAACGACCCTGCTGAAACTGGAATTCTTACAGAGTTATTATTTAAACCTGTAAAAGTGGAAGGATTTTCTGCTTGGAATTTGATTAGATTACGAGAACCAGCAACTCCCTCACTAATACCAATATTATACCTAACACCTAGGGGATAAGAAATGCTTTCTTCTGTTTTTGTTTGTTCCATATTATATATATATTATAATATATAAAAAAAATTTTAAATTTAGACTTTTAAAAATACTTTTTAAAAAAAAGTATGTCAAAAATTTAAAATGATAATATAAATTCACCTCGTTTAATAACGATATATTTTTCAATTTTATATGTTTTATTTTTTGCTTTTGTTTTACAATCATCTATATATTTAATATATTCAATTTCGTTATATTTTTCTTTAAATTTTTCAAGTTCTATTAAATGTTTTCTTGTATTTATATGCCGTTTATAATAATAATTATCATATGTAGTATTACATAAATCACAATACATATTTAATATATCATATATTTTTATTTTTGAAAAAAAAATAATTAATTATTTATAATACTAATCGCTTTTTGCTCTTCTTTTTCTAAAAGAAGTTTTATAAAAGAAGTTTTATGTAATCATATACATTATATATATTATATTCAGTTCTTAATATATGTCTTTTTTCATTATATTTATATTTATAATATGTAAATAAATATTTATTATTCGTTTTTCTCATTAATATATAATAAGTTTGAAGTAAATATATAGTCGTTAATTTATAACACATATATATATTATGTATTATTATTTTTTAAGTTATTAATTTCATCATATCCATCTTTTACAATATTTAATAATATTCTCGTATGGTCTAAAATTTCTGCGATATGTTTAATAACTGGTTCTCTTACTCGTTGAATATGTAGATTTCTATATTTTCTACCTTTAAATAATGGTCCTTTATACACATGAGTGTAAATGGTTTTTTCACTCATAATTAATTCTTTTCTAATATCATGCGAGGTTAAATAATATTTTGTTTTTAAAATTTCAGTATTATCTTGATTATAAAAATCAATTTTAAAATGGTAATAATTCCTTTCATTATTATTATAAGTCATATTTTACTTATTACATAATATAATATAATAATATAACTTTATATATACCGAAAAGGTTATATAAAAAAAAATATATAATTATATGTATTTATTTATTATCATCATCAACATCAACATCATCATCAATATTTTGAATAAATTTTAATCCTATAAAAACTCCTCTATTTTTATTACTGGTTTTATTTCTATCATATATATAACCCATAGATTTCATATCATCTATAACACTTCGTTCATCTATTTTTTCATTTGTTTTATAGTTATACTGTTCTAATAATTCTAATTTTGATATTTTTTCATTATCACATTTTTCCGTATAATCTTTTATAAATGTTTTAAATTTAAAATTATCTTCCATCGTTATTTTCCTTTCTTCTAAAAATTCTGCTGGTGTATCAGGCATTCCATTATTATAAACATCATTTCCATAATTAAAAAGCATTTGTAAATAAGTGTGTTTTTTATTTAATAAATTATCTTGAAAATTTGGATCACTTTTAAATTGTCCTAATTCTTCATTATCTACATAATCTGGTCTAAACTCATTATTAAATTGTAAGTTGTCATATCTTCTCGCAACGCCTTCATCGGCATCATCAAAATGAATGCTATGATTTGAATTCATAATTCCACTTGCCGTAATTTTGATTGTATTACAAGTTCCAAACATCACCTCGTTTTCAATTTGATCTCCATCAGCAATTAATTTGATTGATTTACTGTCAATTTTTTTTCCTTTCTTCATCTCTTCCATGGCGATAATCCTATATTTTCCGTATTCTGGTAAAAATTTATGTAATTTACTGCTGTCGCTCTCTAATACCTGACTATTACACCCACTCTTTACATAACACGGCATAATTTTAGATAGTGCCGATATACTTGTGGATTTACCGTTCCCTGCTTTTTGTCCTACCGCAAAATAAAATTTTTGTTGTTTATGAGGTGTCCCAAACAACATACGAGCGACTGTTTTAAAATAATATTCTCTATGGTTAATATTACAATTACATATTTTATAAAAATTATCTAAAATCCATTTTTCATCATCAGTATTAAATAATTCTTTATTATAATCAAACTCAATATATTTTGTTATATAATCTGTTCTATCTAATCCCTCCCTGAATGTATTATCTCGTATATCATATATACCATTTTTAAACGCAAACCTATATGATAATTTATCGAGGTTATTTTCAAAATTATTGTCTAATAATATATTAGTTAAACATTTTATAATCTGTCCTATTTTTGAAGACGCATCGATACAAGTTCTCGCATAGCATAAATTTGATCGTGTTCTTGATAATTCTTCCCTTTCTTCTTGTTCTTCACATTTATTAATTTTATCATTTAATTCTTGTAAAGAAGATTGAAAACCTGCCTCAATACATTTATAAATTGTTAATGTTGGATCTAAATCATAACACCATATATTATTTTTTACAACATACCATTTTTTATTACAATATACCATTTCACAACCTAAATATTTACTCATTTTTTCAGCAACTTGTAAAATTGTTTTAAAATCATTTAAACTCAATATTAAACCGTCATATTTATATTTATAAATTATAGATTTATATAATGTTAAATTATCCTCTTTTGATATATTATAAATTATACCTAAACTCATAGGTTTTTGTTTATTATAAAATTCTTCAAACTCATTCTCGTTATATTTACTGGATTTTTTAGAAAAATCCCTTGCTACATCTTTTAAATTTTCAGTTTTTAAAGCACTTACTATTTTATACCAGCTATCATAGTCATCTGCCCTATTTGGATTTATAATATTCATTAATTCAATAATTTCATTATTATTTGTATTATATATTTTCTGTTGTAATTCTTCTGGTATATTTTTAATTTGTTTTTTTATTTCTTCTGTTTTATTAAATGTCATATTAAATCCTTTATATATATTACATAACATATTATTATTATAATTATTAATCGTCATATCTTTTTTACACCAACTCATTTGACCACATAATAATTCAATATCATTTTTTTGATTATTTTTAATTAATGGTTTCCTTTTACCTATAAATTCTATCCCTGAATTATCTTTTACGAATATATGTTTTAATCCCTTAGTTAATGATAGATAATAAGGCATATCATCATAATCAGTTAATTTATCATCATATCCCTCAGCATCTACATCAATCTGAAAAATATCGCTTGTATCCATAGCAATATATTCATAATCATTAATAATTGATTGTCTATTTTTTAATTCTTCTAATGTTAATATTTGATAATCATTAACATCTGCCATCATCTTATCGTAATACTTATAATGTTCTTCATTCATCTTAATCATTTGTTTATGTTTTTCTTCAATCTTTAAATTGATCGGAAACCATTTGATATTATGTTTATCACAGAATTCAATAATATTCATATTTATTATATAATATATTATATAATCATTTCTTTATACTACCGAAACGGTCAATTGAAAAACTACCTACACGCTCATTTTTCAAAAATTATATTTTACGATGTCTGAATGATATAATATCAAAAAATTTATTTTGAGCGTGTAGGTAGATTTTTGCGTGTAGGTAAATATATAACAAAATCAAGGATTTATAGCGTTTTTCCTTGATAAATTATAAGAACTACACATCAACACACCCAACACGCAAAAAAAAAAGTTTTTTATATAGACCGATCGTGTAGATACTTTTTTTTTTGCGTGTTGGGTGTGTTGATGTGTAGTCTCCCTCTCTCCCTCTTTCTCTCCTCTCTATAATAAAAATATATATAATCTAATAATAATCTAATAATAATATAAATGTAATAATAAAATGTAATAATAAAATGTAATAATAAAATGTAATAATAAAATGTAATAATAAAATGTAATAATAAAATGTAATAATAAAATGTAATAATGATTTAATATCTTCTTTCTCTTGAATGGGGATGGGGGTAAAAAAATCTATACATACTAAAAAAAACTAAAAAAATATAATTAATTATTTATTATCAATATAATATTGTTTTGATTTTTCTTTAATATTTTCTTTATTATTTGCTCTATATTGCTTTTGATAGTCTTTAATCTTATTTTTATTATTTGTTATATATTCTTTTATTTTTTCTATATTATCTTCATAATATTCTTTTTTATATTCTTTAATCTTATTTTTATTATTATCATAATATTCTTTAGAACTTCTAGAAGGAACACACATATTTAAAGTTGCACCTAATTGTTCCAACCAATATCTTTCTCGTTTATGTAATTCTAATTTATCATTACATTCAAATTTTTCAATACAAACCATATCAAAATTGTCAAATCCACCATTGTCACGAATATATTGATAAACATTAACATTATAATTTTTACTATTAATATTATTACAGGAGAATTTGTGATTACATTTCCTCCTAGTAAAATTTATTGTTGAACCAATATAAATTTCTTTAATTTCAGGATTTTTACAACATAATTTATAAATAATTGATTTATTATAATTAACCATTTATTCCTTTATATTCCTTTATATGATATATACTTAATTATTCCTTATATATACAGAAGACGTCATATGTATCAATCTATAAATCTGGATCTAATAATGGGTTATATTTAATAGGTGCTGGTGCTGGTGCTGGTGCTGGTGCTTGTTGTTTTGTTTCTTGTGCTTTCTGTGATAATGTTTTGATTGTTTGTTCTACTGCCTCCATAGTCTTATCTTTTAACTTTTGATCTCGTTTCAACTTATTAGATAATACCAACCGCTCGGTTGCTTCAATCTGTTTTTGGGTTCGTTTTGTGGTCTGCCTACGATCTACTTCACCCTTTTTTGTTCCTCTTAATTTTTTACCACTAATTACCTCTAACTCTGTTAATTTTTCTTGTAATTTCAATAGTTTAAGTTGTTTTGCATTTAATTCCTTAGTATGTGTTAAATCAATCTCTACCTTATCGGCGTTTAATCTATCATCTACATCTTCATTCTTATAATTTTTATATTTAATAATTTTATTTGTTTTTGGTCTCCCTGCTGTCTTATTTTTATATACAATTTCAACCTCTTCCTCACTACTTTCAAGGTCTTCCTTATAAATTATAATTTTTTTTTTTGGTTTTTTAGTATGTCTGCGTTTCAATTCAATTTCAATATTGGGATCACTTGATTTAATCACTTTATACTCTTTCATTTTATTCTTTTTTTCTTTATTTTCTTTTTTAATCTCATTAATAGTCATTTCATTAATAATCTCGCTCTCACTAATAGCACTATTATCGCTGTCATAATCCGTATTGTCTGGTGTATTTTCACCACTCATTATTATATAATTATAATATATTTAATTTTATTATGAATTTGAACTTATAAATAAACATATAATAAATTAAATTTACCTAATACTAATCGCTTTTTGCTCTACTAGACCAAATTTTGATACACTTTTTTTAAAACTGCTTTTGTAAAAGCAGAGCAAAACGAAGTGAAGCGTTAGTGAAAGAAGTTTTAAAAAAGCAGTTTTATAATGTTAAAATAGAAGCCATTAATAAAGCATTATTTAATTCTTCATTTGTTTTATTATTTGTTGCTGGTGCTATTGTTGTTGTTGCTGTTGTTGTTGTTGCTGGTGTTATTATATTATTTTCTGATATTGGTGTGATTTGAGGGTTTGTATATCTTGGTCGTGTATATGTTGTTGTAGGTGCTGGTTGTGTTCTTATAGTTGTTGATGGATTAATTGGTAGTGGTATATTTTGAATATCAACCATTTCAGCACGTCTGCCTTGTATGGGTGTGGGTATATCTTTATTATCTCTATCGTGTAATTCTATGAGTAAAGAAAGTTCAAAATTCGCATTATTCATTTGAATTAATCTCCCATTTTGGTCTTTTAATGAAAGTGAAAATTTTCTTATTTCTTGTTGATCTAAAATAGAACTAAACGGGGCACTTTCATAGTATCCATGACTGATAATTTCAAAGGGATTTACATCAACATTTACACTATCAATAATATTACTTATATTTTTTGTTTCACTTGTCAATATATTTGATATAGAAAAATCACTATGAATATATAGTGTATGGATAGTTTGTAAATTAATACTTCCAGAACTCGTTATTGAACCACCAGATAATACTACAATATCTTCATTTGTAAATCCTAAATTTTTATATAATGATGATGATGTAAAATTAATTGTATGTGTTGTTGTATCTGTATTTAATAATGTTATTTTATTATTATTTTCATTATAAGTTGCTGAATATGGAAAAGTTGATAATGTTATTAAATCAACTAATTCATATATATCATAATTACCCTCATCTAAAATAAATGAACTTAACCCATCAACATTTATTATTAAATTTTCTAAATTAGAACTAAATTGAAAAAATGTAAATGGGATATGTGCAGTAGATAATGATAAGTGAAAATCTTGATTAGCATTAATTCGTTTAATTGAATAATCAAAACTAATACTCATATTAGTATTAAATCCAGAAGTTAATTGATTACAGTCTTTACTCCGTATATATATTAAATATGATTGGTCTAATGTATCTTTTGTATTTTTAGACATTTATATATTATATACTTATAAAATTTTAATAATACTTTTTTTTAAAAGTATATAATATAATATGGATGATGAGACTATCCAATTAATAAAAAAATATAATAAAGTCCAATCTAAATATGGACCGATTGATGATAGACCTATAATTAAACCAGAAACAGAAGATAGTGAATATAATGAGTTATATGCTCGTTTAGCAGGTGAAAGTTATAAACCTATTGATGAACGAGGTGATATAGGAGATTATAAATATATTAAAGATGAAAGCACCGATAATATTGCAGTTTTCAATAGTCCCAAAGATTATCATATTTCTATAAAAGGGACTTCAAAAGAAAATATTTTACCTTCAACATTTCAGGATGTTCTTGTTGGTGTTGGTTCAATAGGTTCATTAATTCCAGACAATTTAGGGTTAGGTTTAATACCTATTAAAAATAAAATTGATAAATTAAAAAAACAAAAAAGTGTAAGTTTATCAGGTCATTCATTAGGAGGGTCAAAAGCTTCAATGTTGGGAGTAATTGATAAAGATTTAAAAGTATATACTTATAATAAAGGTGATGTATTACCTTTCATTGGAGATACATTAAAATGTGCTATAACTGGATGTGAAAATATAAAGAATTATAGAATAGCAGGAGATATTGTAAGCGGTTTTGGTTCTATATATTCAACTCAAAATATAGAAACAATAGCACCGAAACAATTAACACCTGAAAAAGAAACATTATTTAGTTCTACTGAAAATATAGTTCCAAAAAATATATATATACCTCATTCGATAGAGCAATTTACAGATAGAACAAAATTATACCCAAAATCTACATTTCCTCGTAAATTATATAGTCAAGTAGGTCATTACGCTGGTATTGGGCTTGGAATATATTATGGTCCTCAAATTTTATCATCAATAACATCTACGACAATTAAACCAATAATCAATACATTAATAGAACAAGGAGATATAACAAAAAATGCTGAAAAAAAACTTAATCTTTCAGTTGAAAAAATTATGGAAGATGAAGAATTTTTAAGTAAATCAACAATAGGGGAATTAATAGATGATGCACAAAAAAAATATATTGATGAACTTAAAAAAGATAAATTTATCTATAATTTTATTCCAACTACTACATTAAAAAATGTTAAATATTATTCTGGTAAATTAAATAATATAGCCACTTCTGGCACTATTGGAGGATATGTAGGTCAAAACGTGGGAGGATATATATATGATGCTTTGAATTATTATAATGATGATTATTAAAACTTAATATTAAATTTTACATTATATTTTTTTTCAAATTCTAATTGATTATTAATATGTTCTTTTATTTCATTATCATCATTAATTAGTTGATTGATTATATTATTATTATAATCTTCTATTTTTTCAATTTCGTTTAATGTATTATTATTACAAAAAATATTTAAGATTTCATTATCTCTTTTTCTTTTTTTATCCATATTCTATTATATACAATATACAATATATTATATTTAAATTATACATTATAATAAACTATATGTGAAACTATATTATTAGTATTTCCATATTTCTTTTCATAACTCATATAATTATATTTTTTAAAAACAAAATCTAATAAATAATTATAAGAATGTATAAACATACATTTATATTTGTTTTTATATAATTTTAAAATTACTTCAAATATATTTTCTAATGATTTATCTTTATAATTATTATTATCACTCAATATATAAGGTGGATCTAAATATAATAATGTATATTTTTTATAAATAAATAACTCATCATTCTAATAAATATTGTAATAATCTTTGGGGTATAGAATATCGCTGTTCTATGGAGTGAGGATAATTCTGCTGTCCTTTTTTATACATTCCTATATTTACATCATGTTTTTTTTTATCACATAATACATTATTTAAATCTTTATTAGTTAATATTTTTGTTCTTTTTCTATATTCGAAACCAAATTTACAGTAATCACAAATAACATATTTTTTTGAAATATCTAAATGTTCTATATAATTCCATATTGAAGACCTCGCAGGATTTTCAATAAAATAATCACAATTGAAATACTCAATAATCTCAATAACTTTTAATATATATTTACTGTCTTCTAATCTTGTTTTATCTAATTCTTCCCTATCTTTCCATTTCCTACCTATGTGACAATATTGTAAAGATGAATGTAAGCAACAACAAGGTGAGCCCCATATAATATCAAAGTGATTAACTGGATATTTTTTATAATCAAATTCAATAATATCACAGCATATAGTAGGTTCATATTTAGGGTTGAAATCTAATGATATAACTTCAATATCATCTCTATCTTTATAATAGTTAGTTATAGAACCTGAACCTTTAAATAGTTCTAATATTCTCATTATACATTAACATATATAAAAATAAAAATAAAAATAAATATATATGTATTAATATAATATAATGAATAAAAATTTATTTTCTGTTAGTGACCTCAAAGAAATTATAAAAGAATATAAAACTGTAGCGTGTCCACCGATTAGTAAATTGAAGAAAAAAGATTTAATAGATTTTATAAACAAAATGAATATTGATGATTATGGAGGTATTAAAAAACCAGCACAACCAGCACAACCAGCACCACCACCACCAGCTCCAAAAGTAGTAAAAGTAAAAGCTCCAAAAGTAGTAAAAGTAAAAGCTCCAAAAGTAGTAAAAGCAAAATTAGTAAAAGCACCAGCGCCAAAATTAGTAGCAATTGAAGCTCCACCAAAAGGATATAAGAATATTGTAGTATCTGATAATATTCCAATAAAAAAATCAAATAAAGGTAAATGTCCCGCAAAAGGTGTAAATCAAAAAGATATATCGTGCGATGAATCAAAAAAAGCATTTAAATTATTACACCCAGATCGCAATTTAGGATGTCCTAAAAAAGCAATAGCGAAATTTAATGATTATCAAGCACGATGTAAAAAAGATGATGATAATATTCCAATTAATCAAAATCCAGATGATATTAAAGAAGGTGATAAAACAAAAGATATGAAAATATATGAAAAAAATTATAATGTTTTTATAAATAAATATGAAAAATTAACAAATGATGTAAAAAACCTTGGGAAAAAAGATGTAAATACGTATTTAAAAAATAAGGATATAAAAAAACTAGTAATATCAAAATTATATAAAAAAGAAAAATATTATTATGATACTCTATATAATAAATTAAATGATATTCAAAAAGATACATATGATAAATATCATAGTAATGTAGCGGAAATTAATAATATTATATATGATAAAATATATGTAGCGTAATAAAATAGATTTATATATAATATTTTTTAAAAAAAGTATGTCAAAAAATTTATAATGTATATTATATACTATGAGGATACAAAAAAATGATATCTCAAAAATACCACGGATGCCGTGTGATATAGATAACCTTGAAGATTTACCATTTATACCAAAAAATCCATTACCTATCAAATCGTTTGCTATGTATATAGTTGGTTCACCTGGGTCTGGTAAAACGAATTTATTAATAGGTTTATTAACCAGTAAAAAACCAAAATATTATAAGCGATTTTTTGATAGAGTAGAAATTATAAGCGAGAGTATTCAAACATTACCGAAAAGTTTTTTAAAATTATTAAATGATGAACAACAACACGATAAATTTAACGATGATTTAATATATAATATAGTGAATAAAATGAAGAATACGAATAATGATAATAATTTAATAGTAATTGACGATTGTGTTAGGTCAATTAATAGAAGTAAAAATTTAAGTAAATTATATTTAAATCGTCGTCATATAACACATGACCCAGAAAAGGAAGGAAATGGTGGATTATCAATTATTACAACTTCACAAAAATATACATTATTGCCCCTTGAATTTAGAACTGCGAACAGTGATATTATATTATTTAAAACTTCTAATGCGATGGAGCTACAAAAAATTAAAGATGAATTATTATATGACCTTGATAAAGATAAACAAGATGAATTATTAAAAATGGCTTGGAATAAAAAATATAATTTTTTATATGTTAAAGTTAATGCTCCATTAGAAGATAAATATTATATTAATTTTGATAAAGTTATATTTTAAAAAAGTATTAAAAAAATAATAAAAATTATATATGTATAATATATAAATATACTATGTGTAAAAAAGAGACTTATACTTTAAAAGTGTCAAATAGAGGAACAAATGTCTATGAAACATATACAAGAACAACATACGAAGTTAATATCCCAAATTCTATGAGGAATAATAAAATGTCTATGATTACGGTGATTGCTGGAACAATATCAATTAACACCAATAATGAAACTTTTCATACAATCAACGAATTAGGAGTTCAAACAAATTTACCAATTATGGGTTTTGATACAGAAGTTGCCTCTGGGTTTTCTTGTCAAAATTTTACTACATTATTTAATGTTGATTTAACAACATATCATTCAAATAATATTAATTTACCTATTACTCTTACCAGTCCAATAGGACCATTTAGGTGTGGAAGTCTCCCAGAAAAATTAAGCTTTCAACGATATGCTACAACCGCAGGAGTGAAAGAATTATTCGATACTGGTTCAGGAAACAGCGACTATATTAGTTTTACATTATCAATCGAGTTTGATGATTAAGTTGAATAAAATTTATTATAATTTATAATAGAATTTTTATATATTAATATATATATATAATGGAACGAAAAAAAAATATGAAATCGAAACCTATTAAACCAAAAACAAAAACAAAATCTATTAAATCAAAACAAAATAAAGCAACTAACGAAAATAATAATATAATCAATATTAATTTAGGAAAGGAAGTTCATGAATATATTAAACATACCGAAAAAATTAAAACTGAAAAAATTAAAAATGAACCAAAACCGAAAGCACCTGAAATAGATGATAGTTTATATGCTGATGAATTAAAAGAAATAATATCAGTATATAATAATTTAAAAAATCAAGCAGTTAATTCAGGTATTATTTTACCAGAAAATTTAACAATTATACCATCTACAAATATGAATATTAAAAATGTAAATGATATTATTGCTTTAACAAATTATATAAAAATGTTAATTAAAGAAATTCAAGAATTTATAAAAAATTATAAACAAACAACACAAACACAAACAACAACACAAACAACAACACAAGGACAAACACAAACAACAACACAAGGACGACCTTTTGCGTATCCACAAAGAGCATCATATAATTATACACAACCTTATCAATCACCATATAATTATAATTATCAAATGGGTATTCCTACAAAAATACCACCAACACCAGCACGACCACCAGCAACACCAGCACCAGCACAACCACCAGCAACACCACCAATAACACCAGCAACACCAGCAACACCAGCAACACCACCAATAACACCAGCAACACCAGCAACACCAGCAACACCAGCAACACCACCGCCACCATATGAACCAGATACAGAACCACCCAAATATGAACCAGATATTTTGACAGCCTCAAATTTACAAAAAGCAGAAAATATTAAATTATATTATAATTTACCAACTAATTATCCACCTATGAAAACTAATGATGAATTTTTAATTAAAATAAAAAATGATATTATGACATTACAAAATTTAGCACTAACTTCTATGAATTTAGTTATAAAAAATAAGATATATCAAATTAGAAAAGATTTATTAATAATAAGACAAAATTATATTGATAGTATTAAACAAACTCAACCAACAGAACCAACAGAACCAACAGAACCAACTAAACCAACTAAACCAATACCAAATCAAGATAAAATTACTCAGTTAAATGTAAGAGGTAAATTTTTATCTAATTATTTAACAACATTAAATAATAATAATATTAATGTAAAATTATTATCTTTTGTAGATAAACAAACACGAGCAAGAATTAGTGAAATTGTTAATTTAATAAATCGAATTACAATGAGCGGAGAAAATCCTAATATTGAAAATGTTATGATTGCTGATTTATATGCCGATAAAGGTTCTATTGAAGCTTTAAACGCTTTCAATAGTTTAGAGGAAGCAAAAATAACCGATTTTGGAATGGATACATATTTTAAATATATCAACAAAATTCAATTAACACAAGTCCCAAATACTATAAGATATGAATTAACAATTGATAATAATAAATATAATCAAGTTTTTGATAGTAATGGAAATTTAATGACAATTGAAGTTGAACCTTTAACAGAACCTCAAGAAGGTGATACAGTTCATATCCCTGATCCTAATGATACAAGAGAAGAACAGATCCAGAAAGCAGTTCAAGCACAAGAGGAACACTGTGATAACGGAGCAAAACAATCAAAAGCATTTTGGATGTCAAGTGCGGGGCCTGATGGTGCGGCTTTCTATCAAGCAAATGACTGTGCCACAAAAGCAGAAAAGGGTGCAATTGCTGGGATCACCAGATTTTTTGAAAAATACTCAGTTCCATTTACTCCAAAACGACAAGCACCAACATCAAATCCATCACAAGACAGAGGTGGAGGATTTTTTACACCTCCAATTCCATAAAAAAAATATAATCTATACTACATTATATTATATTACATATCAAATTATAATTTCAAAAAATAATATGTTATAATCAATCTAATAATAATAATTTATTTTGTTCTGTATGTTTATTATCAATATAATATTGCTTTTGATATTCTTTAATTTTTTCTTTATTATTTGTTTTATATTCTTACTTTTTCCAATAAATTATAATCTTCAATTTTTTTATTCATATTCCTATTATAATAGAATATAATTATAAATGATTATAATATAATGTATATATATAATGATTGATACTTATACATTAGAAAAGTCAAAGAGAACAAATAAAAAATTCGTAATTATTATGAATGGAATGACACACCATTTTGGAGATAGTAGATACGAAGACTATACTACGCATAAGGATATTGAACGAAAAAATAGATATATTAAAAGAACATCGAACCAACCACAGGGTAATATACATACTCCAGCATTTTGGAGCCTGAATATATTATGGAATAAATCAACATTAAAAGGAAGCATTAAAGATACAGAACGAAGATATAATATTAAGATTATTAATAACACCTAAATTGATTACATTATTATTAGATTGATTACATATTAAATATATTTTTAGAATGTATAGATTATAATATTTTTTTCTTAATCCTCTTATCTATATTTTCTTCTTTATTAGGTATAAATTTATAATTAGAATATGATAAACTACTTTCAGGTGATCCGTGATTTAAAATTTTGGTAATGTATCCATTAATATTTTGGTCTTCTTTATTATTAGTCTCATACATATAACGAGCATACATGCCTCGTAATTTATGACTTGACATATTAGAAATCTTAGGGAACATATTTTTAAGTTTTAAGTTAATTCTATTAATATAATCTTGGGTTGAAATATTTAATTCTTTATTCAGTTTATTATATAGAGTTTTGAATTGATTACTATCTAATGTATTAGGTATTAATTCAATAACTTCAAATTTATTATTATTTTTTTTATGTAATGTAGAAAATTTAATAAGAGTTGGTTTATTCTTAATACGATCTACTTTAATTTTATCGTGTTCGTTAATATGTTGATAAATCTCACTCGCTCTTCTACCAGATATAAATTGTAGATAAATACCAATATCATATAAATCATTACTATCTTGTAAAGAAATAATATCATCAACAATTTTCTGATTAAACATAAAATTAGATTTTAAACTTCTCATCTCCATATCATCAGCAAGTATTTTCTTTGTAATCTCTTCTGGGGGTTTAATTGATTGAATAAATTTTTCATCAAAACCATCAAAATTCTCCTTAATATTTTTTTTAATTAAACTATAACGATTGGATATTGTTCGTATAGTGGGATTATCTTTATTTATAACATCATCAATAAATTTTTTAATCTCATCATTATCGAAATCATTATCTTCAATATAATCAATAACTTTATTAATTAATGTTTTACTCATATTATATTATATATATATATATTATTTTATAATAAAATACTTATTAATTAATAATACATTAATAAAATGTAATAAAAGGGACTTAATAAGTAAAAAAACGCTAAATAATATATTTAAAAAATATTTTTTAAATATATTATTACTTAAAAAATCATTTATTATAATAAAAATAAGATAATATTAATTATTATTTTAAGTTATTATTATATTTTTTATATGTTATATATAATATAATATGTTCTTTGATATTAATGATTTTATTTATGATGATTTTAATTATGATTTTATTAATAAGATTGATATTTTAAAAGAGTTGCCATATGAAGTTCAGTTTAACAAAGATGATTTATATGAAACATTTTTAAATTTATATAAATATCACGAACATAATAAAACATTAATATCTGAATTACCAAGTCCTTTTTATGAGGATTGCCTTGTTACCGAAATTGAAAAATATTTTAATATTAAAATAAATGATGAAGAATTTTATAAAGATTTACATAATTATATTGAAGATAAATTATATAATTAATATGTATATATATAATATATAATATGGAAAACAAGTCAAATGTTATGGGATTACGAAATGGAATTATTACAAGAACCAATAATGATAATAATAATTTTCTTATTAATTTTACATATGATAGAAAATATAACTCTAATTTACTATATAATAATAATTTTTATTATAATCCTTTTACTGATACATTAACAGTTGGAAATATTGTCGCTAATATATCAACAAGCAATATAGATATTACAGATACATCTGATAATTCTAATTTTTATTTAACTTTTACGGATAGTGCTGGAACGAACAAGACATTACGAACTTATACAAGTGGAATATATTATAATCCATCATTAAATAAATTATTCTTACAAGATATTTTTTGTTCTGGGTTCGGTCAGTTTAATTCTTGTATAGCAACATTATTTACAGGTTCAGGAAATAATTTAACTAATCTACCCACTAATCAATTATCTGGATTGGTTCAAAATAATCAATTACAAAATGATAATTTAACAATTGGTTCTACTAATATTCAATTAGGAAATACAACGACAACATTAACAGGATTAAGTTCTATTAATAGTTCAGAAATTATTATTGGAACATTAACTTTAATTGGTGGTTCAATAACAGATAGTGGAGGAAGTATAAGTTTTGGAAATGAGAATTTAACAACATCAGGGACAATTGATAGTGGAAATATTACTATTACAGGTTCTTCAATACCAAGACTAACAATAAGAAATACAACACCAGCGAGTTTAGATGATGAAAAATGGGTATATAATGTAAATGGAAATGGTAGTTTATTAATAGGACCACATAACGAGGCAGGAGGAAGTGTAAGTGCTATAACATTAGACCGAACAAGTTTTACAACAAATTTACATACATATAAAAGCGACCAATATTCTTGGGAAAATTCTTCGGCAGTTGGAACGGAATGGATGAACCTAACGACTGCTGGATTATTAGTTAAAAATGATATTACTTTAACAACTGGGTCAATTACTTCGGCATCAGGGACTATAAGTTTTGGAAGTAATAATTTAACAACATCAGGAACATTAGGAGCAGGTGTGGCAACTCTTGCAAGTAATTCAACAATAGGAAATTTAACTCTTGCGAATGGTTCAATAACAGATAGTGGAGGAAGTATAAGTTTTGGAAGTAATAATTTAACAACATCAGGAACATTAGGAGCAGGTGTGGCAACTCTTGCAAGTAATTCAACAATAGGAAATTTAACTCTTGCGAATGGTTCAATAACAGATAGTGGAGGAATTATAAGTTTTGGAAGTAATAATTTAACAACATCAGGAACATTAGGAACAGGTGTGGCAACTCTTGCAAGTAATTCAACAATAGGAAATTTAACTCTTGTGAATGGTTCAATAACAGATAGTGGAGGAAGTATAAGTTTTGGAAGTAATAATTTAACAACATCAGGAACATTAGGAGCAGGTGTGGCAACTCTTGCTAGTAATTCAACAATAGGAAATTTAACTCTTGCGAATGGTTCTATAACAGATAGTGGAGGAAGTATAAGTTTTGGAAGTAATAATTTAACAACATCAGGAACATTAGGAGCAGGTGTGGCAACTCTTGCAAGTAATTCAACAATAGGAAATTTAACTCTTGCGAATGGTT